TTTACCCTTTTATCGTTAAACTCTACCGGCACAGCTCCGTTATTATATACGATAATCCACTCCCAATCGGTTACGCTCTGCGCTAAAAGGCTGTTATATGCCTCAAGCAGGTAGCGAGTATCATGCGTAGGGGTGAAAATTGATATCATGATGTTTTTGTAAGTCTCAAATAGCAATTAGGTTTAGCGTACCATGCCGTGCTCGCCTGCACTCCCTTTGCCTGTATCCCTATTGTTGGAGATCCTGAAGGTGTGATGATTATCCCCGACAAAACTACCGACTGAGCGCCAGCAACGTTTTGCGTCGGGTTGGCTCCGCTCCCTTGCGTCGTCTGTCTGTATGATTTTCCCGCCGTTGCGGTTTGCGGGCCATCGACCCTACCCTCAACGGTTGCACCTCCTACAGAGCACTGTAGGCCCATCTGCACACCCTGAGTACCTGCGGCTGGCTGCATACCGATAACGGCTAAGTATTCATAGGTTGTTGACGCTGCGACCGATATTGGCGAAAATATGTCGGTTATTGTTTGTGCGGAGCAAGTAACCTGATTTCCCTGTACGGAGAAAAATGTTTGATTCCCGGTTCCAGCAGTTCCTTGGTATCCTTGGTTCCCTTGATTTCCTTGGTTGCCTTGGTTGCCTTGGTTCCCCTGAGGGCCTGCAACGGTAGAATCATTACCAACGTTTCCCTGAAATCCCTGGTTCCCCTGGTTCCCCTGATTTCCCTGAAAACCTTGTGGCCCTTGTACTGTTGACGGTGTTCCTTGCGTTCCCTGAAAACCTTGGTTCCCCTGGTTCCCTTGGTATCCCTGATTGCCTTGTGGTCCCGCTACACTAGAAGCCTGGCCCTGAAATCCCTGGTGTCCTTGATTTCCTTGGTTCCCCTGATAACCTTGATTTCCTTGGTTCCCTTGCGATCCTGCTGTGCCAGCGTCGCCTTGGTATCCCTGGTGTCCTTGGTTGCCATGTGATCCTTGAAAGCCTTGGAATCCTTGGTTTCCTTGCTGGCCCTGTGATCCCTGCTGGCCACTGCTGCCTTGGTATCCTTGACTCCCCTGATTGCCCTGCGGCCCTTGCGGTCCTTCTTCTCCCTGTGTGCCTTGCGGTCCTGGAACAGTAGACGGCTCACCTTGTGGACCATTTACGCCCGCTGTGCCCTGTGGACCTGCTCCACCTTGATTTCCCTGCAATCCTGCGGTGCCACCAATTTTCTTAACTGAGTTATCGCTATGCTTTACAAACAAAAGGCCATCCGCCGTATTGACAGCAACCTCGCCAACAACTAGATCAGTCGGCAAAGGCTCTTTACCTGAAACTTGCGACCTTTTTAGAATAAATCTCATTGCCATCAGAAAACACCGCCATCGAGTATAGCAGGCCCAAGGTCAATTACTGCGCCGTTGTCATCTTGGACAATTTGAGCGTCATCTGAGGGCATCTGCTTTGCCATTATCTGCAATTCTCTGTGCGCTTCGTTAGTGTCGATTACGGAGAAAATATTAAACACATTGCCGCCATAAACAATCCTCATGCTAGGAACGATTCCTGCAACATATCGAGTATAAAATCTCGTTGTAACCTCGCTGTGTGCCGCTTGTGCCGCTATTAACTCCCGGCCTCTCATAGGCTTAACTTCTGCCCATGTGCTGGCGAAAGTGGTCCAAGAAGTGACTGGACCACCGTATGAGTCAGTTGTTGTCGTCTTGCTTTGGATTACTATCGGCTTGTTTAGTTTTCCGGCCATCATAGCAACCACTCCCACACCCGATATGGAGACAGAAGAGCGTTGACGCTGTTTGGAACCTCTGCAACCGAGTATTTGTCGAGGCTAGAGATCAAATATTGTTCCCTGTTCTCATAGAAGTGAGCTGCCAGTAAAAGAACGGCATTCCTGATCGGTTGCGGAACCGTCGCCGTTGTCGCGCCGAACCCGGTAATGAATTGGACTTCTATCGGATTCACCAAGCTCAAAGGAGTACTGGGCCAGGACTGCCCATATTTCAGCACGATACGGCCAGGAACAGAGTTGCTATCAACCGCGTAAACGGTTGTTGGTACGGTGGTCTGTATCTCGTCAAGATCGGTGTATTTTACATGCGTCACCGATTGCAGGTCGCCAAACAATGGAGTGATGTGGCCCGGCCATTGGTCAAGCCACATCTTCCATGTCTGGGTTATGAGTTTCCTTTGCAATATCTGCTCTGCCATTGCGGTGGCGGTGGCAATGTAAATTGCCAGGATGGTGTCATCATCTGCGAAAGAAATTCGGCAGTGTGACTTGACCTCCTCTAATGTCACCGGCTGGATAGTCGGAGCAGTTATAAGCCTGGATACTCTTGGCATCTTACAACCACTTGAGCGTTACAGTCATGCTGGCCCCGGCGTAGCTTGTTGCAGCTCCGCTTGCCAACTTGGTACACAGAGCATCGCCTGCGGCCATCTGTTCAACACCGCTAGATGTCGAAGATTTCGTGACATTGGTATTCGCCGTGCTTGTCAAATCAAAAGCAGACGCCAAGACAACATCACCAGCCCCCGGAGCCTCAGCAGCCGTGCATTTCTCGATAGTAAGAGTCCCAGCTTGTCCGGCTACGGTAACGTGCCGCTCAGTTGCGGCAACGACTTCACACGCAGCAGGTGCAACAAAGAATGGTAAGCCAATATCGGCAGCGGCCAACCTTGGAAGCTGCACGGTAAAAGTCTGATTTTTGAGAAACTGTGAAGTGCCCAATTCAACATCACCCGACGCATTCAGGCTCAGAATAGATGTGCCTGTCGCTTTATCGAAGAAATGAAGAACCCCCGCAATCCACTTAGAACCTACGTTTGCAACTGGCATCGTTTACACCCATACTTTTATAGTTACTGGCTGGTTGCCAGATCATGGGTGGAGCGAAAACCCCACCCATGATAGAATTATGCTACGTTGTCCAATCCGGGGTAGCGCGGAGTAATAAGCGCAATCGCACAGACGAAATCGGTAGCTTGCGAACTGTCGTCAATCGTGAAGGCCAGACAGTCAAACCCGCCAGCAACGTCAAGTCCAGCAGGGTCAATGTCCATTACACAAATCTGGTTTTTGGCAGAGTTTGCGATGTTATAGGTGATCGCGTCAGTCTGTGGAGTCAGTACCGAGGTCAACGACACATCGGTATTCGCCCAGATCGGCACCACATTGGTGATGGCCTTGGCGCTTCCACCGGCAACAGAGGTTGCCTGTACCGGGTCAATTCCGGTAGCATGAGCAACAGCCCCACGGAAAACAAAGATTGCTCGGACCTTGTGGGCGTTCTTCAGGTTGATATAGTCGGTAGTAACTCCGCCATTGGTGGTTACTGGTGCCGTCAATACGACAATTTCAGGTGCAGGATTCATGTGTTTTTCTCCTTAACGAGTGGCAAGAGCCACGAACGGGGAAGTAGTATTGGAACCCTTGAACGGGGTAAGCGCCGACTTCAACCGAGGTTGACCGTCGAACCAAGTCACGAACCGGAAGGCCGTTTGGTTGTAGTCGAACTTCAGGTGGATGGAACTTGCCGACTCAATGCCACCCTTATTGGCCGCGTAGTACATCGACCAATCGCCAAGGATGATGTCGCCAACAGTTCCAAGAGTTGCACACTGCTCTATGAATACGATAGGAATGCCAAGGAGAAGACCGTCGATACCATCTGCCGGGTTATTGCTGGGCAGATAGATAGGCATTGCCGACCCGCCAGTACCAACCGGCAGAGAGAGCGCGTAGAGCATCGGCTCAACGTCCTGATTAGCAACCCAAAGCAGCGACCGGCGCGAACGTCTGCGAATCCTGGCTTTCATCTTGACCAGATTCTCGAAAACGATAGTTGCTGCTGCCTGCCCACCTTCCGCCGCTACAGTCACAAGACACGGAGAGGCAAGAACACCCAAAGCCTCACCAGCACCGCCACCATTAACAGCCAGGTCTTGACCTTTAAAACCAAACTCCTCGGTGAACAGTTCAGTCATCTCACCTTGCAGCATCGGTGCGTTTCGCAGAATCTCGTCTGAGGCAAAATACATGCCGGTCAGGCGTTTCGGCTCAAGGCGGATTTTCTCGAATTTGGTCTTGCTCTGGGTCATCAGCGCAAGCTCTTTGTCGGTATACACTCGCACACCGCCGCCGCGTGAACCAGCTACCCGGCTGGACTCGTCAATACCGATGAGTTCAACAAACTGAGATGTGCCAAGGTCACGGTTGGATGCGCGAGAAAGAACCTCAGAATTATTAAACCCGTTGGAAATGAGGTCCATTGCGGTTTCGCCCTGGAGAAGCAATCCGCCATCTTGGCCTATAGCCTGAACCATGCCGCCAGTACCGGCAGCACGTTTCTCAGCAAGAACTTTCTCCCGCTTGACCATCGAATCAAAGCGACCGCGTGCCTCGGCATATCCGTCACTATTCGGAGTCGCGAGAGTGGCAATATCAACCATCTGGTGCCCAAGTGCAGCTTTACCGCGATAAATCGGCTGATCTTCGACAGTGATGCTCGTTATTGCCATGTTCGGAGGAGTGTTGATGCTCTGGATATTCCGTTGCTCAATTGCCTCAATTGCCTCAAGCTCCTTCAGGTCAGCTTCAATCTCAGCTATTCTTGCCATGTCGGCGGTGTTCTGGCTGCGGCGTTCGGCGGTTCGTGCTTCTGCTTCCAGGCCCTTGTATTCCTTGATCTTGTCAAGAAGGGCACGGAGTTCTTTTCTCAGTTTGTCCATTGTGTTTAAGCTCCTGTGCTTTGAAGTAGTAGTTCGATATCAATGTTTTCGTTTTCTGTGACGATAGCGTCACTAGCCTGATCGGCGATAGCGCCGGGGCTTGCTTCATTTCGGCTGCGCTTTGCAACCGAGGTATCTGGATAAGCAGGGTAGGTAACTGGAGACACGTCGAAAAGTTCGCGAACCTTGATAATCGTCCTTTCGTCAGGTGCGCCGTTCTGCCCGTATCGCCATTCGTTTGTTTCAACGATGAAGCCAAAACTCTGACTTTTGATGTCTCCGCGCTCAACGAGTTTATATAGGTCGTTAGCCGCTTGAGTTTCTGGAAGGTCAACCTCCATGTAAAGTCCCTTCTCGTCTTCCTTGAGTCGCAACGTTCCAGAAGATCGACGGCCAAGGACTATGTTGGAGTCATGGTTAAACAGGGCTACGGTATCGCCCTTGGTAAGTGCATCGGTGAATGCTCCCCGCGCTATCTTCTCGCGAAACCAACCCATATCCTCAGACCATGACTCAAACACTGCAGCATAACCGGAAATTCTCTTAACTCCGTCTTCGGTAAATGCCCTAAATTCCGGTGATATATGACGGACTTCTTTGTTATTCATCCCAGACACTCTCTATATTTCCCCAATTACGTTTTTGTAATTCGTTCAGTTTTTGACGATTTTCGTTGAACTCTTCTTTAATTTGGTCAATAATGTTATTAGTGGATATTTCGCTATTGAAACAACGAATGATTAAACGAGTTCTTTTATCAATCTTATTAAATAGTTTTGCGTAAAACTCTTCCAGAAATTCCCCAAAATCTTTCTCTGACTTTCCCTCTGCTTGTTTCTTTATTTCTCGGCAGATGACGTTTTTTTCAAAGTCTCGGAGAGATTCAATATCAGCATTTAACAACTCTTCTTTCGGCGCTGGCTCTTCGACCTTCTTCTCTGCCGCCATAACCTGCGCCTCGATGTTCTTCCCGGCGAGGTTAGATGGAATCATATTGACAGGCACAAAAGAAACGTCACCGCCTTCAATTGGGTTAAGGTCGTCGCGCTTGCGGATCACATTCAACGGTACACCGGTCTGCCATTCCTTCCATGCTATCTCTGATCTTGTCTTGGCATCAGGGCGAAGAAGAGCGTCGAAGTTGAACTTGAAGAAATACCCTTCTCTCAGTTCTCCAGACGTTAGGAGCTTCCATGCCATCGCCTGTTCCCAGCGGACAACCCATTGTTGCATCGTCCCGTCGAGGAAAGACTTATTCCCCTGCTCGGTATTGTTGTAGTTGGTATTCTTCTCGAAAATGCCGATTCGGTGCGGAGGTACTTTATAGATCCCGCAAATCTCGCCAACAGAAATCTTCTTCTGGTCAATGAATTGCTGATCAACCAAAGATACGTTGGCGGTCTGCCACTTCATGCCGTTTTCCAGAACCATTGGCCGCTTATTGTTCGCTGCCCCGGAAAACCTTCTCTCAAGCGCTGCGATAAACTGTTCCTTATTGTCCCCCAATGTGTCTGGATGCTCAAGAACACCAGAAGGGAAAATTCCGTTTTTCAGTGCCGCCGCCTGAAACTCATCTATTGAAATAGCATTTCCGATACTGTTCTTGGCGTAATTGGTAATTACCGATTCGCCACGTAATCCGTCAAAACCGAATCCAACAACATGCAGCACGTCTTTTGCTGGATAGGTTCGCTTTCCTTCGGCTGTCTGAATGTCGTAAACAACTTTATCAGCAGAAGATAGGCGGAGTTTGTTTGTTTCTTTACCAGTTGCAAACCGCGTTGTTACGGTATTCGGGTCAATAGGCCAAATGTATTTAACGCCGTTACGGGTCCGCTCAATGAAATTGTAGTTGTTTCCGTGGGTAAGAAGGTGCGCCTGCTGAGATTCCCGCCAATTGAACGATGTCATTGTCGGGTTTGGTGAAATTTTACAGAGAGCATAAAGCGGATGATCTTCAGCATCCTCTGTGCCGCCGTGGCCGTCAGGACGCTTTAATTTCAAAGGGAGTTGCGCGAGAGTTTGCGCTATTTCGGAGACACAGGCATACACGGCCCATTGACGCATTGCCGTTGCCTTGTTTACAAGGGCACCAGATGACGAAGCACCGCCACCGATGTTATACCAAAAGTCGTCGAACTGATCGAGATTACTAGCTGTCTTCTCAACAGATCGAAATGATAGTAAATTCTTCAGAAATCCTATCAATTACCATGCCTTTGTAGAGGATACAAATATTCTCACTTTCGGGCATGATAACATTTCATATTCGTAATTGCAAGCACTTTTATGTAACCTGAATTACTGAAATGTAATTCAGGTTACATCAGACTTCCATCATTGGCATTATATCCGTTGCTGTCGAACATCATCGCCCTGGCAAAAGAGGTGTCAAAGAGGTGTCAAAATCAAATAAGGCTCCCGTCATTCGCTGCATACCCACTACTGTCGAACATCATCGCCCTGGCAAAAGCGGTAATAAGAGCATCACCACCGTCGATCTTGTCGTCAGCCCGCTCCTTGGTAGCAAAAATATTATCCTTCTTGTCATGCCGAACAACTATATTGCCCATGCACCAGGACATTACCGGGTTTCCATCGTGAAATATGTTGCCATCAAGCAAAGCCTTCTCAATCTGTTTCATCGGTTCAGAGAAGTTCTTGACCGTCTTCCCGTACTCGATGAGCATCTTTGCCGCTGTTGCCTTGCCTTTCTTCTCTTCCAATTTCTTCTGAAGGCGTTGGAATAGCGACCAAGCCGAAAAACCAACATCAAGCGCAAACTCAATGAATGTTTTATTGCCCATTATGTCATTGAAAATCTGATCCCCTATCTCTACAAAGTCAACCGTCCTTCCCTGATGCGTTTCGATATACCCTTGATGCACCCAAGAAAGGTAATGCGTCTTGCTCTGGTCGTTTGCCGCAGCTTCAGGCAAATAAAACTTTGAAAAAACATAATATTTCTTGTCCTTAATATACACCTTCACCCTGGCCGCGAGATCAGATACCGCACCCAAATCTGCACCCTCAAAACAAGGATATTTCCCCACAAAATCATCTTCTCTGAGTGTCGTATTTTCCGCAGCACGCCACAAATCCATATCCAGCCAAGAGGAATACGAATCAAGCCAGATATTGAGGTTCTTGCAGAGAATGATTGCTTGCTTTGATAGGGTCTGTTCTGCTTCCTGTAATTGCGTCTTGACGTAATCCTCAAAGAACGATATGCCAAGGTTAGGGTTAGCCTTGGCCCACACAGATAAATCGTGCCAGTCATCTCCCTCGTCTGTCGTATAGATCACCGCAAACAGGCGCTCATTATCAAAATTACCACGAAGAACAGAAACACACTGCGTCCGCTTCTCGAAACACGGACCATCCTTATTGACTCCAGCCGTTGTTGTGATGACAATCATCGGTTGTCGGCGCGATCCCATACCGGTGCGCATAGTATCATACTGAAACGGAGTGTCGTGCTCGTGGAACTCGTCGCAAAGATAGCAGGACGGCATATCACCGTCTTTCGGGTTGCCGATTAACCTCTCCATCTTGGAATAATCTGTGCTTGTGCCAAGTCTGCCGGTTTCCGGTGCTTGCCCATATACTTGGACAGAATAGTGCTGTTTAAGGTCAGGCTCTTGGTTTACCATCTGCCACGCTGGCGCAAAAACCTTGTTTGCTTGATGCTCACCGTTTGCACCTGCGTAAACCTCGGCACCGGCTT